GGAGCAGCAGCAATCAAGTCTTTTAAAGACTTTTTGTTACTCATGCTAAATCATCAACTCCTTCATCGGTTGCTTTAAATTCGTCTCCCACATCTCCAGCAAAATAAGAAGTGTTTTGAAGTAACCATTCTTTTTGCTCATCATAGGTCTGACGCTTATAGATTCGAGATAGCTCAAAAAGCTCAAGCTCTTTTTCAGCGTCAGATAGAGGAGAGTTGCTTCTTGCAGGGATACAAGTATATTTTACATTTTGGGGAAGTGGCCCCGTTTTTTCTTTCTTAATCGTGATATCATAACCATCTTCTGGATCTGCTGGATTACCATAATCAGGATTCGTAGCATAGTCCACAATCTGCGCATAGATAGTAGAACGTAAATCAAAAAGTTTAATTTTACCGTCTGATCTATCAATTACGTTACACACATAAGAAAACTGAGGTTTATCAGAATAAACAGCTTCGTCAATTTCCTTAAAAGGATTTTCTGCAGAAGAGTTAAATGCTTCTGTTTCTCTACTGAACTCAAGGCACTCTACAGGCATCTTTTTTCCTTCAGTAGTAACAACCCAATAACAATATCTAGGCATTACGTCACCGATTAGTCGAATTTTAGTATCACCAACAGGTAAAGTTAATCTTTCAATTTCTTTTCTTTGTCCACCAGAATTAGTAGCTTTCTTTCCTTTTGCGTTATCCCATGAAACCATTGTTGTGTATCCTTTCTTGTTGAACATTAGTTCTATTTATAGGATTAATTCCCTGATACCAGGGACTCGTATCTAAAATATATAAAATCATCATCGTAAGTAATAAAAGGGTTAGGTTTAATTTCTCCAAAATACATTCTTGGAATTTTATCTTCTTTTTCTGAAATTCGTCTATAAGCTAATGCTCTAATGTAAAGAGCTTTGTCATAGGCACTTACATTATATGTAAGAAATTTTGTATTTTTTATGTAACACTGCGGATCTTCTGTTTTATATGTACAAGTAATTTTACCTTTTACGGAGTTTAATATACCTGATTGGAATAAAAACATAGGAACATGATTAATCCGAAGAATTTGTAATAAATTTTTACCTCCCCAAGCTAATGGTTCATTATAATCTTTTGTTTGAGCATATGTCAAGACTACAATTGCAGCAGGGTCTCGACGTGCTATACGACTTAACTCAATCCAATTAAAGTATGTAGTAACCACGATTTCTATACCAATCTAATCTTTTAGTTTGTTGTCTACTAACTATCGCTCCCGATAGCCAAAAATCTACAATTAGGGGGTTGCATTTATCAGGGTGTTCACGAATGATACGACCCACTCGTTGTTCAAGCTTAACAGGATTATTGCTAGGGCAAGTAAGAAACAATGTATCCAACCTATGACAACTAATACCCTCATCAAAGAGCTTAGTCGATAACACAGCTTTATATTTTCCTCCAACGTTAGAAAGAACATCTTTTCTAGTTGATTCATCTGTTTCTCCAATTAAACACACACTTTCTGGTATTAGTGCTTGTAAATCTTTTAGCATCTGTACTCGTTCCCCCAAAATTAAAGGACAACGGTTATTAGCTATTTTATTAATAGCTGTGTTAGCAATAAATTGTAAATAATCTTGATTAGAACAAATTTTATTAAGTTGTCTGGACCAATCTCGTTTTGGATCAATTACAGGAAATCTAAAATCAGTTCTAATTACTTCAACACTAGGGTCAATTGCTTTATTTGGGTCTTTAGCTTCTACTAAAAAGGGAGAAAAGTAGTCTGCTAAAAATACGTGTTTTCCATCTTTTCGTTTTGGGGTAGCAGAGATTCCTATTTTTATCTTTGCATTTAAGTTATTAAGAGCTGTAGAAAATAACTCTGCTGGACATAAATGACACTCGTCTACTATTACCATAGAAAAAGCATTTCTTAATTCAGATAGATTGTTATAAACGCTTTTATAGATACCTACCGTAATGTTTTCTACTTGTAAAATACCATCACCTATTTTTCCTATTTTTACGTTAGGAATTTGTTTTTCAAGCTCTTCTATCCATTGTCTAAATAGTAATTTAGTATGCACCATAATAAGAGTTTTTAAGTTATTACGAGCAATAATACTACATCCAGTATATGTTTTTCCCCAACCACACGGCGCTTGAATAATACCTGATCTAGCGCGACCACGAGAAAAAAATTTATCTACAACCTCTTGCTGCTCCCAACGAAGCTTACCGCTAAAAGAAAATTCTTCTTTTGATTCTTCATAATTTCTTTTGTCTACAACTTTTTTATAATTTAATTTATGATAAGAATTACTAGGAACGATAAAATGTGTGTCAGACTCTAAAATAGTAGTGAGTATTTCATCTGGACCAGGATAAGTATACAAAGATTCTAAAGAAGCTATATCATATACTTCTTCTTTTTTAATGTATATTTTGTCTGATATAATTATTGTTCCTACATCACTTTTCATTGTGCTGTTACTATTTTTTGCAGTTCTTCAAGATATGACATAGTCTCAGTCCAGCCTCTTACAGGCCATGATGCATCAACTACCTTTGATAATGAATAGTCGTTGCCATCTGGGTCCATCCTATCTCCAAAGAAATACAGTTTATCGTTTTCGTTAAAGTCATTTTTTATCTGACTTTTATCTCCCCCTTTAGGGAAAATGTCTATTCCTGTTTCTCCACCAACCTTTGCTTCTAGGTCTGGGAAGAATTTACAAAAACTAGATGCTATGCGGTCTCTTTCCTTTTGACTGTTATCCCATTCCACATATAGTTTACGTTCTCCTAGTGTAGCATTACGTCCTACAACACTAAAGTTACACATACCTGGACGATGTTCAAAGTGTAATCCTGTACGTAAAACAAAATTGCTCTTGGTTAATTGTTCGGACAGCCAAGCATGAGCATCCTCGGATAGTTTCCATGCATTTGTGTGTACGTTTTTTCCTTTAACCCATACATCATTGCCTGAACAATTATATATTTTTTCAACTGCATCACAGATGGGTTTACCTAATTGTTCAACAGTCTTAGGATAATCGCTTCCAGTAACCAAGTAAACATAATTTACATCACAAAATGCTTTAAAGAAATCTTTAAATTCTGGTTGTATGACCTGGCGACTTGGAGTAAGTGTTCCATCCACGTCAAATATAAATCTATTTGTTTGCATCTACAACTCTCTTACGTAAATCAGTTGAACTAAATCTGTGTTCACGTTTGTTAAAGTAAAGTTCAATTCCTCTCTTAGCACAAATGTCTCTTCCTGTAAAGGGTTTATCACGGTATTCTTCGCCTAGTATTCTTACATCAATATTATACATTTGTAGTATATCTTCTAGATCTTGTTCTGTACTATACGGAATAATTTCATCAACATATTTAACTGCTTTAAGTTGTGTATATCTTTCAATAATTGTTTGTATTGGTGCGTTTTTATCTGCTCTATCTATACTAGGATCTATTTGTAAACCAACTATAAGATATTCACATTGATCTTTTGCGTCTCTAAGCATTTGTACGTGTCCTGCGTGTAGTAAATCAAATGCACTACAAGTAAAACCTATTTTCATAAATCAATCTCTCATTTTTTAAAAAACCAGGTTCCGTAAGAAGCAACATTAAGCTTTTCCTGCGGAATATTATTATTTATCATAAAAGCTGCCACCGCTTTTGGGACTCCTTCATGATCCCAGTCATCTCCAGCAAATATTCCCCCTTCTTTCAGCTTAGGATACCATGCCTTCATATCTAAATACAAATCTAAAGTTTCATGTGAGGCATCTAAATATACCATATTTAAAGAATCATCTGTATATTCTTCAGCAGCGTTAACAGAATGTCCTTTATGAATAGTATTTATATAATTATCTGCTTCTGCTTTTACAATATTATACAAAAAAGCTTTAAAAAAATCACCTCCGTGTTCTTTTACATACTCTTCGTGTTTATCGTCTGAGTAGTCACTTATCTCAAATAAGTCTACACAATCAAATTTAATATCTTTACCGCTTTTTTTTATATAATATGCCATTACACAAGAAGATTGTCCTAAAAAACTACCTACTTCTACAAAATGCCATCCATCTTTAGCTACTTCAACACAGTCTCGATAAAAAGGCAAATATCTACAGTACCCAAAAACATCGTGTCCGTTTACTTTAAAAATTCGGCTTCCGTCTTCAAAAATTGTTGTTTCTAAGGCATCTTCATTCATTTTTTTCTTCTTCTATAAGTGTAATCATATTACCGTTTATCTGTAATTTTTCATTTGTAATTGCGTCTATAATAATATTTGTAACAAGTATGTCTTTTTCTAAATATTCCATCTTTTGTTTTAATTTTTCTAATTCTTCTTCATAAAAAGAAAGTTCTTTCTCTTTACGTATTTTTTGTTCAATAATATCTGCTAAAAATAATATTTTACCGCTCATATTAATTCATATTTATTTACATCATTTGGTTCTGTAGAAAAACCGTATAAATACCATTCATTATAATATTTTACAACTCTTGCATATGTCTTTTCTGTAATTTGTAAATTTTCTTTTGTGTTTAACTCATAAGGATATGATATTCCTTTAATCCAAATAAGATTGTTCTTGGTTCTTTCAATCGGCATCCATCGTGCTGGATAAGGTTCTTTAAAATCTAAATGATGTATTTTGGCTTTCTTATCTACTCCCCAAACAATTTTACTATAAATGCAGTCTTGTATGTTTCTACAAGTATAATCAAATTTTAATCTTTTAGGCATTTGTATTAATCTAGCAAAATAATCACCTTGTAATTTTTTATCGTCTACTGTTTCTAGATGAGAATCTCTTGTTCTTCTAACCTTTATAGTAGTATGATCAAATACCAACTCATACGGCTCTTTTTTAAGAGCAAATAAGGGAAATACTATGTCATAAAATTTATCTATGATATTCCTCCAACTCACCCCAAGTAGTTCCAACCTCAAAATCTACTTTGATAGGACAATTAGGAATTGTTAATCCTCTATCTGTTTGAATACAGCGTTTTGCATTTGTTATATATTCGTCTAGTAAATCTTCTCTAACTTCTGATACAATAGAGTCATGAACTACCGTAAAAGGTAAAATATCCTTTTCGTATCCTTTTTCATTAATCCAACTAATTAAATCAATTAAACCAAGAATGTTAATATCAGATGCAACAGACTGAACTAGAAAGTTTACACCAGAACGAATTGCGTGTTTTGCTGTACCAGGGTTTTGAGATTTAGATTCTGGTAATCTTCGTTTACGACCAAAGAAAGAATAAATATACGCATGACTTTCTATTTGTCTATTAGAAGCATCAATATATTTCTTTAAGGAACGAGCCTCACTAAAATACTTATTAATAAATTGTTTTGCTTGAGGTACGCTAATCTCTTCTCCTGCTTTCGCATCCTTATTAACTGTTTCTGCAATTTTAGCAGGACCTGCTTGATACATGATACCAAAAGTAATAGCTTTGGCATACTGTCGCTGTGCCGGATATTGTGATTTAACTTCCTTTACTTCGCAGTCTAGCTTAAACATTTGTTTAGCTACATAGGAATGGAAATCAAGCTTTTCAATAAATGCTTTTTGTAGAAAAGAATCTCCACTTAAAATAGCAGCATAATATACCTCAGCAGTGCCTAAGTCACATTGAACAATTTTGTAACCTGGACGTGCTGCAAAAATTTTCTTAATGTCTTTATTATCGCGAGGAATATTTTGATAGTTTAAGTTACCTGACGAAGAAAGACGACCCGAAGTTGTTCCATGAATATTAAAACCAGAACGAAGACGACCGTCTTTATCTACCCCTTTAACTATATTAGATAGGTAAGTTCCAGACATTTTACTTTTTTCTCGTAAGTCAAGAATAGCGCGAGCTAAAGGATGATTAATTTCTTGTAATACTTCTTTGTCTACGCTTGCAGCGCCTGTAGCCGTCTTTTTTGTTAGCTTAATTCCACAAACTGTTTGAAAAAGTTCTCGTAACTGAACAGTACTATTTGGATTAAATGTTTTTCCAAATACTCGTTCAAATCTTTGAACGTCAGGATGTAGAGTAATTTCTGCCATACACTCTTCGATATCAATTTGATATTCTTCGTCAAGAGATAATAGTTTTTCCATGCTAATAGGACCGCCATTACGCTCAAGAGTCATTAGCGCGTCTGTAGCAGGCTTAAGAATATTTGTATATAGCTGAGTAAATTCTTTACTTTTATCTACAAGAGGCTTAAACTTATTATATAGTTGAAAAGTAGCATCAGCATCTTTACAAGCATAAGGAGCTAAAATACCTTCAGGAAGCATAGAATAGCTAAAGTCTGCTAGTTTAATCTTATGTTTTCTTGCAAAAGTCTTTTTATACTCATCTAGTTCACGTTCATAATCACCAAGATCAGTAAAACGCATTGCCAAAGGTTTAAGACCATGTGTTCCTACTGATTCTTCTAAACAGTAATGAAGAAGCATTGTGTCTTCCCAATCAGGAAACACAAACTTATAATGATGATTTAGATAATGAATATCGAATTTTGCATTGTGAAAAATACATTTTTTTGTATAAAAAATATTATGAAGAGTTTCGAGATTATTTTCAGCTACACGATTAGATATATACAAACCTTGGTGCTCTCGTGTAGATACAGCAATACCAAGAATTGTGCCAGTATAAGGACTTACGCTAGACGTCTCAATATCTACTACGATAGTATTTGCGGCTTCTAATTGTGGAAGATATTTATTAAAATTAGCTTGAGAATCAAGTGAATCATAGTTTTTATCTACTTGTGTCTCTAAAGTTTCATCGGATAGAATAGGTTTAATTTTACCAAAGGCAGCAATAATATCGTCATTAAGCTGTGGCTTAAATATAGTCATATTTGGATGCATAATTGGAAGATACTTCTTCTCAATATGAATTCCATTATATTTTTGAATACCAGTAATACCAGCGGTATACTTTAAAGATTCTGCGCCTACTGGACAAATGAGTTTATATTTATTTAATTCTTCTAAGTTAAGATCAATATCTTTCTTTAAGATTTTTTCTTTTGAGCTAGATGATAAAAATTTTACGTCATATTCTACATCGGTTATATATTTATTAATTGTCTTCTGCGGAGTTTTTTCCGCTGCACTTGCAAAAACAAAACATAGATCACTCATCGAACAATATCCTAACTTCTTCTTTAGTTATATTACCTGGATCTTTTCCTTCAGGAACTTTTACTATTGTAGCAAAAATATTACTAGAATCCAAGAACTTTAATATTTTTTCTGCTGCTTTTCTACCAGCAATATCTCCATCCATCATAATATATACACGAGTAGTTCCAATAGAATCAAGTAGGTTTACCTTCTTTTGATTAAAATTATTAGCTCCAAAAATACAAAGCGTATTAGTATATCCAAGTTGCCACATATTAAGCATATCAAAAATACCCTCAACCAATATAACAGAGTTTTTATCTGTTATTTTATCTAAGGGAAATAAGATGTTAGAAACAGAAGCGTGTTGAGGTTGTCTATAATATTTAGGTTTATTAGTAGAATCTAATGTATACCTACCCTCAATAAATTGTAAAACACCTCTTTGATATACAGGAATACATAAATAATTAATTAATTTAGTATCATTACACGTAAAAGCATCAAACTCTTTAAATATTCTACTTGATATTCCTTTAAATCTTTGAGAATAGTCTCGTCTTTGTTTTGGGAGTTCTAAAGGTATATTATATGAAATTTTTTTAATTTTTTGACGTAATTTTTCAATTTTATATGGCTGTTTACTATCAAACGTAACAACAGTATATTCTCCAATACTTTGAAGAAATTTAGTTTGTCCTCCACTAAACCCACAGCTCCAACAGTTAAATATGTTTTTATCTAGATTATAGCTTAGGCTGGGCTTATTATCTTCGTGCTCGCCAGAAGTACACTTAACTAATATCTCAAAAGGATTATTAGTTTTCTGATAATTAACCCCGTGTTTATCTAAAATATCAATTATATCCATTTAACTTGCCTGCCATAGTTTATAAATAATGGTATTTTTTAATTTCTTTAGCAATTTTATCTGCTAAATCTTTATGAATTGTTCTATTAGGATGGTATTTGTCATTACCCGCTCTATATAATTCTGGTTTAGAAGCCAAGTAAGATTTTTGTTTATAAAAATGCTCCATTCCTTCTAGTAATGATTTTTGAAATTTAGAGTATTTTTTATATATATCCCAAGCATCTTCATCACCAAACCATTCTGATGCTTTATATTCTTGATCATATTCTTCCATAATAGAAGGAATAGTCATAAAGGTATTTAATTTTAATCCTTCTCCATTTATCTTATTTAATCCCCCTATTAAAATTAATTTATTTTGTAATAAAGATAATTCTTTATAAATAAGATTTGAATGGTTCGTCCATTGATTAAAAATATTTGCATCAGACATAGCCTCTAATTGTTCTTCTGTTAGGTATCTTAACACTCTCGACGAACAAGATTTTACAAATACAACATAATCAAAAAGATGGTGATATCTATGGGTTAGTTCTAAACTCATTAAATCTGCATGACCTGGGTTAGCTGCCCAACAACTAGCTATTCTGTGATTATCTTCTAAATACTTTGCAATAGAATGGTCTGCTACCCATTCTATTCCTTTATCAATATCCCATTCTCCCGCAGACCAAGAGTCTCCAGTAACTAGTACAAAAGGTCCTTTATATTTTTTTTTAATATCTTCTACATACTGTTTTAGAAGATCTAAATCTTTATTTGCGGCTCTATCTTCTATAGTATATGTCTGATATCTAACGGCTATCATAAGTACTTTCCTTTATAAGTCTTTTGATCCTTCTTCTTTATTAGAGCCAAATTTTACAGAATTATGAGGTTTTTCATTAATTATTGCAGACTGATTAGGGTCAATTTTAACACAGCTCCAATCCATATACACATCAAAACTCATATGTTTACCATTACGAATTTTAGTAGTATGAATTGTTAGTTTGCTTTCTTGTTCTCGTTGCTCATTCTCAGGCGGTGGAAAAAAGTTTAAACCTCTGTCTGCAGCATCTAAAATGCCTTTTGCGAAACGAGCTTCTCCCGTTGCATCAATTTGATAAGGTGTTAGCATTGTCACATCATGTTTACGCGCTAAAGATTTTAGATTATCTGCAATTTCAATTTGAGAAGTCCAGTTCTTTTGATCTGGGTGTTTTACGATATTTAAATAGTCTACTACTGCCATATTATAGTCTGGGTATTTATTTGTAAACATATTACAATAATGATCAATTCGATTAAGAGTTAGAGATTCATCATCAATTAAAAATAATCTATGATCTTTTAGTTTTGGTTTTTCTGTTTTAACTCTTGTTTCAAACTTTTTGAAATCTTTCTTCTGTTTTAGTTCTCCTAAAAGATTTTTAACTAAATCAGACTCTTCATAAAAGTTTTTAAACTTTGCTTCTGCTAATTGAATTTTTTGCCCATCATTAAGTTTGTTTCTAAATAAATCTAAGAAAGGAACACCAGAAATAATACTAAGCACTCTATCATAAACTTCTTTGTACCGCATTTCAATTGAGAAAAAAGATACAGTATTACCTTCTAAAAACCTATTTAAAGCAAGGTTTAAAGAGATAATAGATTTACCCGAACCGCGGCGACCACCCAACAATACTAGTTCTTGTGTAGCAAAACCCCCATTAACAGAATCATATTCAGCAGATAATCCTGTTGGAAAAATACGAAAATCATCTTCAGACGGAAAAAACTCAAGTTCTGCTACATCATAAAGCTCATCATCGTAAGGTATTGCAGAATTAAGGTGTAATAAGTGTGATTGAAATTTATCTACAATTTCTATTTTTTCTAAATTATCAAGAGAATCTACAAATTTATCTAAAAAGTCAATAGTCTCTTCTCGAATAAAATAATCTTGTAATTGTGAAAGCAAAAACTCATTAGCAATTGTTTCATTTACATTATCTTCAGAAATGATTTCTGTATCAAGATATTGTTGAAGTACTTCATCTTTACGAATAATATGAAATTCTTCTATACTAGGAAGACGTAAATTTGCTTTATAAAATGTTTGTACTTTATCATAGATAACACGATTTATTCCGGTAAAATAATCACCAGATATTTTAGAATATAGTTCATGGCTCTGCGTATCCAATAATCTACGCAGAGTAATTTTTTGTAAATCTAATGCCATTATTGTGTGACTACTGGATAAAGATTGTGTCTGACTTCGTCAGTAAAATGTCCATGATCTCCTTGAATCCAGATACGGTAATACTCCCTACCTGTTTCTTCGATTATAGACTCAACTTTATTAATTTTTTCTTTTATAGCAAACTCTTTCCACTCACTACCATTATCATATTCCCAGTAAATATTCCAGTGTACATCTTCTTTTCCTTCAAATTCTTCTCCATGCTTCTTTTTAGCTGCTTCAAAAGCATGAAGCTCTACGTATTTACGACGTCTTGGTTCCCGTAAATATTCTAGGTAATCTTCATCAAAAACTTGTTCAATTACGCCATAGTCATTAGAACGTGGAAGAAATACTTTATCTCCTATATTAAACTTTACATCTAAGTTTTGAACTACGTGATCTACGGTTGGTTGTGCTTTTTTACTGCGTGCTCTAATTGGCACGTTCATCTCTATTAAAATCTTTTTAATTCTTTGTGGAGATACATGATACTGTCTCGCAATAGCTGTTTGCGTTTCTCCATTTAGATAGGCTTTAACTATACCATTTTTTTCAGCATCGGTAAATACTTTTGTTTTAGCGAGTTTTTTTAGCTTTGCTTCTCGATCTTGTTTAGCCCTAAAATCATCAATAATTGTTTGTAGTCTCTTAGTATTATAAGCAATACCAAGATGCTCACAGCATTCTTTCTTCGTCTTGTTTGCTTTTTCAAGCATCCAAATAACTTGACGAATTTTAGCTTCTGTAATTTCTGTTGATTTTGTTAGTGGTCGAGCCATTTATTCCTCCATTTTGTAGAGTATAACATATGTCAAACCAAATAGCAAGATGAGTTTGTTAGTGAACGATCAAATCGTCATCATTAAAATAAATATCAAGAACTATGTCTCTAATTAGCCCTGTTTCTGTATAAACGGCAGTAAAAGACTCATTAAAAAACCGATTATAACGATATATCTTTTCGGCATACCAAGAAGCAGCATATGCTTCCATAAGGTGCTGCCATTCTATTGACTGTATTTCTACTTTAGGATAAAAAGATTTTACTAAACTTGCAAAGTAAGCGGCTCTGGCGGGAGGAGATAGTCCTAGTATATAATCTATTGTTTCATCTTCTAGTTCTGATAGATTAAGAGATTCCATTTAAATACCAATAGGGGGACAATAGCGCACTATTGTCCCCCATTTAGTTAAGAAGGTCTGAGATTACTCAGCCACTGACTTTGGTGTGTAGTCAGCACAAGAAAGACCACGACGAGTTAGAACGGTCTTAACACCGCGAACTGTCTTGTCAAAGTGCTCTGCAAGCTCTTCAACAGTTTGGTCTAGTAGATCCTCAATCCCCTCATAAGGATCTGTCTTTGCGGACTTCTTGTTCTTCTGTTGAACGTCTTGTAGACGGCCCATAGAAAGAAGCTTACCGCGAACTGAGTTAACTGGCTTACCAACCTTCTCAGCAATATCCTCCAGGAAAGCACCTTCGTCGACGAGTGACTCAATCTGAGCCTCTTCTTCAGCGGTGTAGGTACGTGGAGTAACCTTCTTCTCGGCAGGCTTTACATGTGAAGTCATTTCCATGGAAAGAGCCTTACCGTTGATCTGACGAGCTGTAAACTTACCGTCGGCAAAGTCAGCAGCAATCTCTTCAGCAGTCATCGTGCCAGAATTGGCTTGTAGATAGTCTGCAAGAGCGTCAGTCTCTTCCTGTGAGAAGACCGGGGCAGCGCCTGGCTTCTTAGGAACATCAAAGCCAAGCTTACGTAGCTTAGCAGTAACCGAGCGCCGTGGAAAATCGAACTCGCTCATTAGCTCTTCGATAATTTCTTCCGTGACGCCTGAAGCACATACATCATGCATACGAGCTTCCATATCTTCTGTGTATTCAAACTTACTCATTTATATTCCCTCATTACAAAGTTAAGATTTAAAGTTGATATTCAAGAA